CAATATCCACCTCACCGTCGAAGTAGCGCTGGGCTTTGATACGGTCTTCGGCTATCTCAGACTCACAGAAATCCACAGCGTCCTTTACCGCGTCACGGACGATGCCTTCGATCTCTAGGTCTGTCATTGGTTTTAACATATTAAAGCCCCATGCCTTCAGTTACTGGCACGCTCATTTCGACGCCCGCTGGCACTAATGTGCGCTGTAACACCTGGTTTACAAAATTAGCTTTAGCCTCTGTAATGCGGCCTTTTTGGATTGCCTCAGACACATATCGTAATGCTGCCTCTGCGTCCTTTCCGCGCTTCTGCGTTAAAGCCTGAGCAACTTCTGTAAGTATCTCATTTCTGCGCGCCACCATCGCCTCGTCAGTCATTCCTGTAAGAGCTTGAATTACTTTCTGACCTGCCTGTAACGGCTCTCCACGCAAAGCGCTGCCAACCATGCCTAAGCCAGTAATTTCTTCTATGTCTTGCAAGATTTTTTGACGTATAGCCGTTGCGCTGTTTGGGGCAACATTGGCTTGCAGTTCTAACGCTGCACGAATCTCACCCAGCTTAGTATTAAGTTGTCCGTATCTCTGCGGCGTTAAGATCATCTGCAACTTCTGACGGTTAGCTCCGCTAGATAACTGGCGTAGTAGCTTACGAGCCTCTTCGATCGCACCCTGATCACCGGTTGATATCGATGTTTTCACGTTTGCCATGATTTCATCGATTTGATTACGCACGCCTAAACGCAGAGCGTCCATTTCAGTTTTTGATGCGCCTCTTATGGCCTCTGTAAGCTCGTCTCTTGTTACACGGTCATTTAGCAGCATATTGCCAAGCTCTCCAGCTTGACGTTCTCGTATAGCATTGCCGCCCATTGACACAGCCCTGTCGTAGGATGGGACAGCACGACCTAAAGCGTCACGCAGCTTTCCTGCGACGATGTTTAATTCCGCGCCTTTGCCGGTAGGACGGCCAAACTTGTCAGTGTATTGATCTGAATATGCAATTCGTTGCATAGCTCGCTTCAAGTAATCAAGCTGTATGACGTTAGGCATCTCCTCGTAGTCAATACTGCCATCGTCGTTGATGGTCGCTCTGATCTGCTGATTTTGAATGCCTTGCAATTGCATGACGTCGTTTGCTTCTTTGAATGCCGCGCGGAGTTCATCTGCGGGAACGCGAGTAATTAGGTTTTCTATCTCAAGACCCGCAGGGCTTGTGTAGTTAATAGGAGAAGCGTAAGCCTCTGCATACGAAAGACGAGTCATTGGCGCGTATCGAGCCGCCGCTTGCTCTGCCGCTGTTCTCCTACCGACAGGCTCAGCACCTAAAGCGCGGGTCATGGCGCCGGTTAGCTCTTGTGATCGCTCAGCCGCTCTTTCTGTAACAGCGCCGCGGCCAACAGTAGCCGCTTCTCCACTTGATGCAATTACAGCATCAAGTAGCTTAGCCGTAGCGATATCTGCATCTGCAATCATGCCTTGATCGCCGGCACGGCGTATATTTTGAAGCGCATCCTCTAACGAAGAGCCTTCTCGTGACAACGTCTGACCAATGACCATAGCCGCCTCTTTAGATATTCCTAGCTCACTCGCGACCTTCCTTGCGGCTGCATTTAATCCGGCGGTACTCGTAGTGCCTTTTGTAAACAAGCCTATAAGGCCGGCCATACTACTGCCAAGAACTGCCCCAGTAACGCCTGTAGGTATGGCTTCTGTAGCTCTTTCAGAAAAATCACCCTCTGCCGCTCCAAACCCGCTAACAGCAGCCTCAGAGCCACCGAAAAGCGCGCCTCTAGCAAACGCTCCGCTTACTGTTGTTGGCACTGTACCAGGCGCCAAAAGACCAGTTGCTGCCGCTGCCCCCATACGACCTGTCGCACTAAGGATTGGGTACTCTTCCTCTGTAGCCCTTTGCAAGCGCTCTACACGCTCTCTACCCACAGGGCTGAAAGTGCCAAGAGCCTCAGGAATAAACTCTCCTATATATGGGATGCCTTGAGTCACCTTTGCCGCCGCCGCGCTTATTGGTTGCGACTCAACCATTTCCCTGCGCATTTCCGACTCAACCATCTCACGAGCAGGTTTTGCCCCTTGCATGATCTGTCGAATTCGCTCAGGGTCTGAGGTACTGTAACCGGGGGATACGAAAAACTGCCTGCCGCCACGCTCCACTACGCGACCGCCACCCACTTCTGCGATGAGCTTGTCTTGCTCTTCAAGGGGGCGACGGACTAAGCCGACACTTCTTTCTTTGTATGTTTCCCACGGTTTAGCCATTAGTTAATCTTCCGATAGTTCTTTTCGTCAGCCGCGTCACCACCAAGGTATTCGTATTTCTCACCAGTAGCAGGATCGGTAATGATTTCTCCTACCGTGTAATCGCTAACCGCTGTGTACAAGTCTGCTATTGATATCTCCGGCCCTTTATAGCCTTGTAGCGTGCCATTTTTATCGAAATAGTCAGCCATTGCATTACGCGCCTGAGCGGTTTCCCCAAGCTTCTGATAAAGCTTGCGTAAACGCCGCGCATTAATCTGTGGAGAAAGTTGCGGGTTGTATGCTCTTGCAATCAACCTGTCTCCTTCCTTCTCGGTAAACTGCGCACCAAGCGTTACACGCAGACTTCTTTGAACCACCTCTTCAACTTTCTGCTGAGCGTCAAGTGATTCTGGGTCAGCAAAAGCGCGCACAAAGTCTGGAGCTAAGGTTAACAGCGTTCCCGTCAATGGCTGGCCTTGCTCAAGGGCCGACATAACCTCGCCGACATTTTGTATCTGCGACTGCATATCTGCACGGCCACCCCTTACCCATTCAAGGTGATCTTTTGCGTAGGCTTTATCGAGCGCTTCAAACCCGGGCGTCACTGGCTGGCCTCCAACAGTTACGGTCGTGCCGCCGCTTTTCTTCATATCTAAAAACTGCTCATAAGTTAGTTCAGGGTTTTGCGTTTTGGCAAACAAATACTCCTGCAGTATTGAAGGCGCTGATGGAGGCTTTGCGAACATCGCTTTTAAAGCTTCGGCGCCCACACCTGGTACATTTTCTATTAATTGAGCAAGCTCCGGTTGACCCTGCTGCCTAAAATACTGCGCTGTAATATTCGCCTGTTGCGCCGATTGACGTCTGCCGCGTATGTCAGACGCTCGCTCCATTTGGCTCTGTATAAACGCTTGGTTTGGGTTAACAGTCATCGACTGAAGACCTGCGGCAAGTCTAGCTCGCACTTCTGGGTCGCCAAGGTAATCCATAGTCCTGCGACCTAATTGTGACAGGCCACTGAGAAATGGGTTTGGTGGTTTTGAGCCAGGCGCTGGCCCTACGGCTTGCGTAGGCTGCAAAGCCCGCTCTCTGGCCGCCATAAAGTTAGCTCGCTCTGCAAGCTTTCTATCAACACCCTGCTTTGCCATTGCGGCCTGCATTGCCATGTTTTGCTCGGCCCCAGATGTGGCTGGCATTAAATCGCGTTGCATTTGCTGATTGCGCATTTGCTCTAACAAATACATTTCTTCTGGTGTCATGCGCCCATCCCCAGTAATTTCATCATCTGCATGAGTTTTGCCATTTTATCTTCTTGACTAGCGCCTGACTGACCTCCAGTGATACCTACGCCGTATTGCATTTCCGGCACAGGCAATTGTTGCAATAACCCACCACCAATTTGCACTGGCATAATTTGCGCGCTCATTTGTTGTCCAGCCAAGTTTGTAGCCGCACCAGCCAGTCGCTCTTTGTCTTGAAGTCGATTCAACAACTCATCAAGCAGTCCAGAATCTTTTTGCTGATCAGTCGCTACCATCTCAACCGCCAAAACCTAATGACAAGTAGTCAAACAGACCAGGCTGTCGTGTTGTGGTCTGTGTCTGCGGCACAGGGGAAGCACCAAGCGCAGAAGCCATGAAGCCAAGAGAGCGCTCTGGGAACGACTGATAGCCTTGGAATTGCTGTCGCGCTTGATCAAAGATTTGCTGTTGTAGCATCTGCTGTAGCGCGCCCTGCTGTGCAAGGTCTTGCTGCAGACCTCGACCCATGCCAAACGCTTGTTGTGCTAAACCACCCATTTGTGCCGCCGCACCTAATCGTTGACCTGCACCTGCAAGCCCTGCCTGTTGATTGGCTAGAGCAGCCTGCATCTGACGACCGATATCCTGACCGGCCATTTGCTGTGCCTGCTGGAAGCCGCCTAGTCGTAGGTTTGCCGCTGTACGTGCCGCCTGTTGCATGGCCGCTTCATTAGCCTGCGACTCCAAGATGGCAGAGCGTGAGCCACCGAAAGCCCCAGCACGCTGTGCCTGAGCAGCAAGCTGATTGGCCTGCATTTGTCGCGCCTGCTCGATGTCTCCAAGCGACTGCTGTACAACAGTCTGCTCAAACGGATTGAAGGAAGGTGACAGGTCTGTGCCTGCAATCTGGCCGGCTTGCACTTGCGCGGGTTGATACCCCATGCCTGCCGCTGTGCCTGCCATTGCTCCGGCCTGACCGGCTTGGGCCTGCTGGAAAATGCTAGGTGTTTGCGTGCCGCCACCTTTACCACCAGAAGCAGGAGCCTGGTTAGATACGGGCGGTTGTGCCATTTGGACGTCGGGCATGGCCGGCGGGACAATGCCGCCAGAGTAAATGCCGTATTGGCTAGTAGGTGGTGTCATTATCGAGCGCCCCCTCTAATCGATGGAGTAGAACTCATAGGGCCGCCCATAACAGGGCTGCCAAACTGCATAGGTAGATAGCCGCCCATAGGTCCGGTCGGTGCCAGAAGCCCTTCAGGGCGCGGTCCTACAAACAGCCGGTTAAATGCCTGTGTCTGCGCGGGCTGTTGTGCCGCAAGCTCAGAAAGCGCCTGCTCAAATATCTGACCCGTTCCGTAGCCCTGCATACCGCCAAAGTCTTGGGGTTGCGGCATACCGGCCGTGACATCCATTTGAGGAGCAAGACCAAAGGCCGCCGCCGCGTCTGCGGTGCTTTGCATGGCCTGTGTCTGCATGGGTGAGAAAGCCGCAACAGAAGGCCCGTAGTAGGGCATATAGCCTACTTGGGCGAGTTGCTCGGCACGCTGGATATTGCGTCGTGCTGGCTGTTCAATCCATGATGGTATTTCTACCTTTGATGTTTGGCTACCGCCTTTTCCACCTGACATATTAGATATCCTTCCCTAGAACCGTATAGGTCTCTTGGTAACCCTTGTCCTTTAAAACCCTTGCCCAACCCTTGCGACCGGCGATGCTCATGCCGGTGCATCCGTTCATCTTGGCAAACTCCACAGCGGAGTCGTCCATGTCTATGATTTGATCTAACTCTCCAGCGGCAAGGAAGATGTGCAACACCTTCTTTTGCGGGTAGCAGACTATCTCTGTCACCGCGCACCCCCGAGGAGCAGGCCAAAACTGCATCTTGCCCTCTACGACCGCCTGCACGATGTCATTGAACACGTGCGTGCCGCCTGATCTTTCTAGCGCCGACTCAATCCACGGCTGGCAGCGCTTTAATTCTTCAACAATATCCGTCAATTATATCACCTATGGACTCGTATAATCGTTAAAGTAGATGCAGGACATACAGACTCCGTAGCAATACTATTTGCCGCAAACGACTTTAGGCTTCCATGGCTATGGTTTGTCGTTGCCGTGAAAGCCTCTAAGTAATCATCTTTGTTTACATAGAAGATTGCTGATCGACTAACAACGGTCGTTGCACCGTTTAAATGTAATGCCGCCCTAATCGTTGAGCCGTTAGCTACGTTTACGCCATTAATTTTCGGCCAAAACACAAATTCCACCGTACTTGCAGAAGTCGAATAAATCTGCGCCGTAAAAGTGATTACAAAATAACCAGTATCTTGGAATATGATCCTTGAGCCGTTTTGCGTAAAGCCTTCGTTGCTTGTCCCTGCGGTGTAAGTTAGTGCATATCCAGTGTTCGATGCGGCGTATGCATAATCGCTCGAAACCGTGAAATCGCCATGCCCGTTAGCTACGACAATCTGCTTGTACTCGCCACCGACGGACACCACGGGGTATTGGTTCACATTGTCGTATAAAATAATTCCGTCTTCTGTTGCGCTGTCGCCTGTCTGTTTAAAAACCAGCTTAGACCGGATACGGTTAAGGTACTCAACAAGGCGCTCACCCCAGTTCTTCCACTCGGGACCAAGAGGTGGTGGCGCTAGACTCATCGCTTACCGCCTGGCATTAGGTTCAGGCGTGCAACACCAAAACGCCAGTTATTAAACTCCGTACCGTTAACTCTTAACCGAAGCTGTCGGCCTGAGAATCTCGCGCTAACAGGGTTCGCCATAGTAAACGGGCCGTGTGTAGACTCTGCCCCGTTAGGGTAAAAACGAGACTTAAAGGTCAAAGTTGCCTCGCCCTGCGTCTTTTCATCCGGGATGATCTCGTTAACCTTCACCACATTTGAGCCGAACAGTATCGGGCCAGACTCTGCGTGCGGAGCCGTACCGTCGTGTGAGAAGCCAAGCTCGTGATCGTAAAACTTGCCGTCGGAGCCGAACATGATCGGGTTTCTAAATACGCCCGCGTCAAACCCTGTGGTGCGGTTTAACTGTCCGATGTTCCAGTAGTTTTCCTTGTAGTTGTAGATCACATAACGGTCGTTCTCGTTAGACGTACCTGAAGGGTAGAACCACCACGCCTCACCAAACTGCGAGTTATTAGTCGCAAACACCTTAGACCGCTGGGCTGTGTTGATGTCGTTAAAGACATAATCCAGCACGTCGCACTGCATTTCCTGCACAGACGACCCGTTGAACATGAAGAACCCCTTAGATCCCATCCAGTAAGCGCCCTCCATGTTTGGAACACACGCATGACGCGATATAGCGCCGCATGAGGTGCCTACACGCTCAAACTGGAACACTAGCTGCGGGCCAATGTAAGACGCCGTGTGCGCGTCTGTAGTGGTCAGAATAAGTGTCTTACCGCGCAGCTTGTGACCACTGAGAATCTCGCCGTTTGTGGATAACTCGAAGTCACCGGCCTCGTTCGTCGCCGAGGGGGTCCAAGCGGTGTTATCTTCTTTATCGCACCACTGGACCTTCCTTGGATTGCCGCCTGCCCCCAAAGCGAATAAAAATCTCTCGCCGGTTACGACAAGGCCGAGATTAGATGTCGGCGCGTTACTAATTACCGCCGCCGGTGTGGCCGCATTTAACTGCCACTCATACAGCTTGCCGTCATCTACTGAGCAAGCCACAAGGTATTGACCCCAGTTATCCAAAGACCACGTTGTAGCCTCTTGATAGACACCGCTAGACTCTCGCTGGGTTCCGTAGTATCCGTTGCCATAAAAGCCACCGCTAAAACCTAAGTTAAGGGCCGCGTTTTCATTACCGGCAGTAAACGACACGGGCGTAATATCGCTGACAACACCTGAAGGCGATATAGCGAACAGCTTGTTGTATGTGCCTGCTGCAATCTTTGTATCAAACGAGTTATCTACCCAGCCTAGCGAGCCGCGTGCGGGCTTATCCAGTGTAGCCCCGCTCTTTGAGCGCTCCTGCCATCCACCGATAGGGCCGAGCGATCCGCTGCGCCACCTGACCAAATTAACATCACGCCACCGGCCAGCGCCCTCAAGGTCTGTACCGTGACGGTATACACCAGGTTGTATTTGTACTGCTTCAATAGCCATCACGAGCCGCTCTCTACTGTCATGGTAATGGTTGCTGTGTCTTGCACTGTGCTTGTCGCAACATCCCTAACAGACACAGACAGCGTCACCGATTGCTGTATGCTCGATGTGGATAATGTCCAAGACCGCGCAGACGATATTGTTAAATACGTGCCTGTTGAGCCTGAAAGGGAAGACGTATCGCCAGTTGCCGTTACCTGCACTTGATAGCTAGATCCGATACCTGTGGTTGTTGGCTCGTACCAGTTCGTGTCGCTATAAGATGTCAGGTTGCCGGTTGCAGTAATCGTGCCGTTAGTATTCAGAGTAAAGGTGACTTGCGAAGTGCCGCCGAAACCCACATCAGAGAGCGAGCCGTTATCGATTTCAACAGTAGCCGCACTGGCACCGTACCAGTCGGTGAAGTCCATCTCTGAGCCGGCGGCGGCGCTAATCAAATCGCGCACATCTGCGTCGTTAATAGACACAGCCGTACCCGTAGTGCCACCGGCCTCTACGTGGATATCATTGAGACTGATTGCGCCAGAAGTTTGTAGCGCCATTAGATCGTACCAAATGCAGTGATATCGTTAGCTGATGTGACAGCGCCGTTAGTTCCTATCTTGAACACCTCTGTGGTGTTGTAAACAAACACAAGCTCGTTCGTATCTACCTTAATCGTCCAGTCACCAAGTGAAACGGTAGTGGCCTTGACCTGTCCTGCACTGCTGTAAATTACCGCCTTGTCGTTAACTACTGATCCCGCCACAGAGCCATCTAGCAAGTTTATTTCAGACGCAGTAGAGGTCACACCATCTAGCGCATTTAGCTCCGCCGTTGTCGCTGTAACGCCGTCCAAGATATTTAATTCTGACGCCGTTGCCGTGACACCATCGAGGATGTTTAGCTCGGCAGCAGTCGATGTCACACCGTCTAAAATGTTCAACTCCGCGGCTGTGGCAGTGACACCGTCCAGAATATTTAGCTCGGCCGTGGTAGCCGTGACGCCATCCAGAAGATTTAACTCTGCCGCTGTAGATGTGACGGCCACGCCACCGACCTGCCAAGAGCCTGCCGTCAGGTTGGGCTGTATCGCGGTTGTCCCATCAAGAAGGTCATCGATGGAGTCGAAGTTAGTGTTTAGCTTTGTTCCCCACGTGTCTTCCGATGCGCCAATCTCTGGCTTAGTCAGTGAGTAGGTTGTGGTTGTGGTATCTGCCATGTCTGTTTACCCAAATGGATAGCTGTCATCATTAATTGTTGTCCAGATGTCTGTCGGCTCCTCTACAGGCTCCCACTTCAATCGAGACGCGATAATAGTTGTTCCGGTCGCCTCTACCTTCACACCAAATACGGCCGTCATTTTACCAGCCGCGAGCGCTGTACTTTGGCTATCGACCTTAACACCAAAACCGACCGTGTACTTCGGACCGACAATAGTGGTCGCTGTGCCTTCTGCCTTGTAGCCGGCGCCCTTAGTAGAAGCGCTTCCGATATCTGTCGCGCTAGTGGCGTCTGACTTGTAGCCAGTAGATGCCACGCGGGTTGTCGGTATAAGCGTGGTTGAGGTTGCACTTGACAGCATACCGGTAGATTCGATGCGTGCGCCTGCGGTTATGTGTGTCGCTACCGCTTCTGATGCCGCACCGAACGTGTGAACCTGGGTGACTGCGATGTCCGTTGCAGAGCTTGCAACAGGCAGAATGAGAGGTTCAGATATTTTTGTAACGCCCACATCGACATACGACAGGACCGATCGGATCGTCTCGACATAATCAGGGGCTACATAGTCCGCATCCATATACAGCGCGATAGGCACTGCTGCGGCATCTTTGGACATACCAAACGGCATCAGCATGGTTGCCGAGCCAGAGGATGCCATGCCGGTAGAGGTTACATAAGTTGGTGCGAAGAGGGCGTTACCCTCAACGTCTGTCTGTGCGCCAGCGGCTTGCGTTAAACCGGCGCCTGACAGGGTTGTAGTAGCTGGGAATATCCCAATCGTATCCTGATCACGTACTAACGTTGAGGGGATTGCGGTCGATGAGACTTGCGCGCGGATGTCGTCCGAGTAATCGGAAGCGACATAACCGTCAGCTACATAAAGGGCCGGTAATGAGACCGCCGCCGCAAGAATTATCGCCATTAGTCATCGTCCTGTGGATCTTCTTCCTCGTTGAACGAATTAACAAGTGTGTTAGAAAGCGCGCCGTGTGCGGCATTTAACTGATCCGCTTTTGCACGTAACTGCTCTAACTGGGCTTCTACGTCCTGAATCAAAAACACCAGGTACTTCTGCTCTGGTGACAACTGGTCTTCAGTGTACTCTACGCCGTTTACTGTTAGCATTTATTGCTCCTTACCAAGGGATTCCATCGCCTGTTACAGGCGTCTTCTGACTGGCAATGTCAGCGGTAAGGGCGGTCTCGATGCTGTCTTGATCAACAGCAGCCTGAACCCAACCAAGGACAGTTGCCTCAGTAAGGCTATCATAATCTACGAAATCGTCGGCAGATGCGTCAGGCTCAAACCCACACGTTCCATAACTAGAGGCGGTGTATGTTACGGCATCGTCACCAGTGCCTACAGTTTCTTCATCAGTTACACGCCAGTGTGCAACGGTTACACCACCGTCTGACAGGTTGCGCTCAAGGTTTGCGATAGTCCATGTAGCCATTGTTATGCTCCAAATACTGCGTTGCAGATAGCTTGTACGTTAGAAGGTTCTGATGACCAGTCGTCACCAGAGTTAATTACATGACGGTGGTAAGACTGTGAAATCACAGCGCCGTCTTCGAGTACCTTAGTAGCAGTTCGCACTTGAACAGAGGTTACGTCGTTACCGTCCTCGTCTTGTCCTGTGACTACTTCGATTTTGTCTGCT